TTATCGACAATAAGTTTAGAAAAAAGTAACGGAACGGTAGAAAATAATGTGAATAGAATAAATTTCGCGATGCATAGAGTGAAAGACCATATCACTGAATATATAAAAAATTCTTTGTTGGAAATAGAAATAGTAAATCGAGATGGAAGCTTTCCATTGTTTTTGGAACATGAAAAAAATGAAATAATACAAATGTCTACTCAACAAATATTAAATCATTTAAAAGAAAAAGTTAATATGGATACACGACGTTTGTATATAGATTGTGTAAAATTATTTTTAATATTTCTTTCAAGTTTTCAAACTTCAAATTTTGAAATAAATGATTTAAAAGCTCTCTGTAGCGAAACCATTGATATTTTGACAACTAAAAAAAATGAATTAAATACCCAATTAAAGTTACAGTCTTTTGCTCCAATGAAACAAAAATCACAATTACAAGAAGGTAATCAAAATAATTTAAATAAAAGACACCCAATTGATACCGTATATGAAGAAGAAGAAGAAGAAGAAAAAAGAATATAACTTTGAAATGGTGTGAGTCGTCAGTTTCATTATTGTTTTTTCTGTAGAAGAGTGCCATACAGATGAATGAAAAACAGGCTGGATGTTTCCGAAGTCGTCAATTCCATACGCAAGCTGGAAACTTTTTGTTTGGTGGTATCGATTTGTTCGGCCAGTTTCGTCAAGGCTTCGTTGCGCGCTTTGTCGTAAATAGTATTGTCGAATCCGGAGTTTCCAATTAAAGCCGCGATTCCGGTTCCCACGTCTCGTAACAAATTTATCGCTCTTGATGTCGTAATGTGCACAATCCCTATCTCTTCGTATTGTGGGTCTCGGTTGAGTTCGGCGGATATATATTTCGTTGGAAAGACAAACAAGTCTTTTTCTGTCGATACGACTTTATTAGGAACGACCACTTCTCCTCCTTTTTTTTTCAAAGTTCTGCGTTTACTCATGAAAAATGTATATCATACAGGGATACATTTTTCATCATTCACTTTTTTCAACGTTTGTAGCGAAGTCGTGCGGTGGTGGTGCCTACATTTTTGCCGAATCGTGCAAACGCGTCCACGACGAAAATGACAAAGACGCCAAACAAGCAATACAACAAAAATTCCTCCAGGATACCTCCTGTTTTTTCCCGTTGTTGTTGTTCCAACAAATGAATCAAATGATTCAACTTTTCCAACGTTTTGTCCAAATGTAGTGAAGAACCGTCTCTCAACTCTGGTTGTACTCCTCTGTAGGATACAGGTCCATATGCCATTTGGTAATTGGCCATATCTGTATAGGCTGCTGCTCGGCCTCCATATTGTGGATGTGTAGGGGCCAGTGGCATACTGGTTGTCTTGTCCATTTTGACAATATTGGCGGGGGGGGAGATGGGGTCAAACGTGGAGAGACGTTGTTGTTGTTGATTTTGTTCCTCCATGTTCATCTTGTCCAAGAGGGCGTTGATTTTGTCGGGGTCGACGGCGACACGACCTCCGCGTTCTTCTTCCAAAACAGGGGGTACCAGCATGACGGAATTATCGTTGTTGTTGTTCATTGGAATACCGGAACCCTTGCCGATGGTAGGAATACGTTTTTGTAGGGAAGAAGAAGTATTGGTATTGGTAGCGTTCCAATCGGAATATCCCAGGGAAGTCATTTTTCAATTCCGTTTTGTTTGAATACTTTAAATACTATACCCAAATAAAAATTCTTGGATTTGTCTTTGAGAGCACGCAAACAAAGACAATAAAGTTTGTCCTTCGTTCTTTTTCTCATTTCAATGTAAAGTTGCATTTCATGGCAAAACTAAATATTACGTTTCTGGATGTCATCATCAATTTGTTGCCCATCGTCCTACTCTTTTTCTATTTCGTCTTTCCTAATCCATTTGCCACCTTTGCCACCACATTTTTAGGTAAAACCGTGCTAGTCGTATTCATTCTCTTGTTTTCCTACATCTCCATCTGGTTAGGCATCCTTTATTGTATCCTTCTCATTCTCTATCTCCAACAAATTCACAATCCCCATCAGACAACTGTATCCAACAATTATTTTCAACTCATGGCCAATCTTGTTGGCCCAGTTCGCTCCACCACTCCTCCCTCCATTTCCACACCTCCCCTCTCTAAATCAATATCGTATCCGTCCAAGAAACCCTCGGCTCAGCAATCGGTTATTGCAACACAAGCATCTTCTCTGCATCCTTTGGCCAGTCTTTATCCGGCGACCTTGTCTCCACTACCTAACCAAACCCCTCCTGTAAGGATTTCTGCACCGGCTGCCAGCACGCCACCACAACCCTTTAATCGGTTGGTGAAACCGCCAGTGCAAGTGACGACGACGACGACAACATAGGAAGATTTTATGTACGACAAGAGGTATTTCTTTTGTTTTCATTATACAACAGAAATACGAATTCATAAATAAGAAAAATGTCTCCTTTATCCAAAGATAGTTCTGGAGATGCGATTCGTATCCAGTACGGAGATGTGATTCGTATCAACGCACCCGAAAATAAAAAATGGGACCAAAAATGGTTCTTTGTCGAAGCCATTCGACCCACTGAAATCCGACTCATTGACACTGAATCCACCGACCTATATCACATCCGCATTGAAGACGGTGTCCTTCACGACTCGACCATCGTTGGGTTCGACTTGATGGGCCGTCGTGACTCTTTAGGCTACGCAGAGCAAAATGACCTCGTACCAGGCAAACAAGTCGTCGTCACTTGGAAAGACCCCGCTGTAAAAACCCTACAGGGAAGGATTGTAGCCAAGGAAAACGATGGTATCGAAATACGTGTCCCACCCAACGACGAATCTTTTTATATTGATTTCGGTTACCAAGGTTTGCCGGAGTCCATCGAGTCGGTGACTGTTGTATCCGATGTTGTGTCTTCAGGTGTCGAGTTGCCTTCTGTCGTTGAAGAAGTTGTTGCTGGTCCCGAGAATGTCGAGTTGGTGAGACGGAGTTTGTTGGACGAAGAATTAGCAGAGGGTGACAGTGCCTTGCGTGATTTTGTGAGTGTGGAGGACGTGGAAAACCGAGATGATTGGGATTTGCCTTCGGATGATTCCTTCTCAGGTCGTTCCTTGTCGAGTCGTTCATCAACAGGTGATTATGGTGAGAGGTATACGGTGGATGCTCAGTTGCAGGACATGGTCAATGCATTTCAGAGGAATGCTTTCAAGGAACCATTCAAGGAGCGTGAATTGGAGCGAATCAAGAATCGGTTCCAAGAGTTGCGTTTCTTGACGAGTCATTTTGCGCCGAATGGTCTTCTCATGAAACGTTTGCCGGACCCGTATCCTCTGGTGAGCACCTTGTCTGCACGAACCGATACAAAATCGTCGTCATCCCTCGCCATGCTAACACAATCCCCCTGTAGGGAAGTGTACAAATGGTTTCGGCCAGTTGTCTCCTTGACCAAGCATTTGTTTGTGGGTGGTATATTGGACCCGCGTTCCGATGCTGTTTCGATGCCCGTAAACGCCTTGCAGGAGGCAGCGACTACCTGGGACCAGTACAAATCCAACAATGCCGAAGGAAATACTTCGAAATACAAGCGGATGGTGCAACGTATGGCCAACCCTTTTGCTTGGACTGTGCCACCGGCTTTGAACCGAATGACGAGTGAGTTTGACCCGCAACGTTGGGCGCATTTGTTTCCGCCGATGCAGGCAGGGTGTGACTTGGAGGCCCTGGTGGCCAATCCGACATTGCAGAACCGGTCGAGTCTGTATGCAACGGCTTACCACAACGAGTCGGTGCTTCGTGTGCCTGGGATGACGGTTCGGTTCGCCGACGCCTTTTTGTCGCCGTTGTTGAAGGACCCATTGGTGGTGGAAGCGGATACGTACTATATTGGCTCCGTATATGTAGGTCCACAAGAGAAATGGGAGGCGACACGAGCGTTTTTGCCGGGCACACCGTTGGCAGAACGTATCTTGGTACAGACCCAACGTTGTGATGTGCCTTCGTTTGTGCCACCCGAGGCCTCTGTGGTGTTGGGCGAAGGGTATTTGTACCGTGCCAAAAGAGACGTGACCCAGCCACAGACGGAAACGGTGCAAACGCATCCTCTGATGGAGACGTCCTCACTGCATTTTGTGAGCCAGGAAACGACTCGGTTGCAGGATATGTTGTCCAAGGTGATTCCTGATACGGAATATATGGTGGGGCATATGGTGACCAAAGAGGTATTGGGATTGCCTACATCTTTGCGGTCTTTGTTGCGGCAAGTGGAGACGATAGGGGTGTATGATATCCATATGACGCTTTCGACGTATAGGATGTTGGCGAACCAGGTGTCGAAAAACATTCGAGTTTTAATGGGTCGAATGGTGAACAACAAGCGTAAGCAGTCGGCATTATGGAAGCCGTTGCAAAGGTATTTTAAATCGTATCAGTCGAATCGTTGGGAGAAATTGTTTGTATCGCCGCAACAAAAACAGTTTGACCGTAAATTGGTGAAAGGGTTAGAGGAGTCGTATGGTGTTCAATTCCAAACCCTGCCTGCTATACATAATTATTCCGAGTCGGGGTTGACTACTTATTATGATACAGACATGGAATTGTTGGTACAGTTTCTGCACAAGGACGATGCCAAGACGTTTTGCACGGCATTGCAAATCATGCATTTGTCGGATACGTTGCCGGACAATATGTTTACGCCGCCTTTGTTGGAAGAATTGGAAGATGCAAAAACGGCGTCGACCCAGTTGGAATTGTGTCACAAAGTGCTGGCCAAGGTCTACAAATCGGAAGAGGCACTGAAAAAAGACAATGGCGAAGACAGTGTCGTTTATTTCGACGAAGGACGTGATGTCGAGACACCCTACCAAGAAGCCGCACTCTTGCAAAATGAAAAGGGCAAAACGGCCCATACCGACGCCGAAAAAGTAGAGTTCCTCACCCAGGCCCTGTCCGCCAAATACCATCTCAGTGATGTCGATGCCGAAGAACAAGCCCGTACCATTCTCACCAAACAACGCCGTGTTAAAAACGGACACTATGCCCTGTTGGAACAAAAGCATGTGGTCATTGGCAGTCATCCAGACGAAGAAGGAAAACCAAACATGTCGTTTCGCGGTCGCCAAGAGAAACATGAAATCACGACGCATCGTATTTACAAGCGTGTCAAAGGCTATTGGCGCTGGGAACAAAACATGACATTGGACGAATTTGCCACGCATCCGGCCCTGTTGGAACGCGGAAAAAAGGAACAAAGTGCCAAGGAGGAGCTCGACCGTCGGTTTCAATTGTCTATGCAAGAACTCAATGCCATTTTGCTACACCAGCTAGAAGAATCCCGACAGGAGGTGAAGCGAAAGGATTTGTTGCAGAGGCATTTGCAACGTCAACAAAACGATTTGCTGTTGTTGTTGTCCAAAGAAGTATTGCCATCCACTACCAAGGCCTCGCCGTATATTCCCTTGCGTGACGACATTTTGGCGTTTCGTGACGTGACCCTTCGACAACACACCCTCTTGCAATTTCACAAACAGTTTTGCCGCGAAGCCTTGGCAGAAGAGAACCCCCGATGGGCCTATTGCAAAGAAACGAATACACCTTTGCTCCCTGTTAGTTTTTACGAATTGGCTCAGGCATTTGAACGGGGTCATGTGGCTTACAATGAACGTATTGCACAGGTATGCAGACAATACGGCACCATTGATGAAACGGGAGCGTACTGGGTGGACCGTGAAAGTTCACTCATTTTGACACCGATTGAACAAGTAGGTGATTTCATGACAGCGCAAGAAATGTTTCAAGACGAAGCCAACGAAGAAACAGATTATGCCATGCGTATACAGGCCTTGATGGACGAATTGTTTGATACATCGTCTTCTTCTTCTTCTTTATCATCATCTTCTGTCGGTTCCTTGACATATGCCAAACAGGTATTTTCCTTTTATGTGTTGCAGACGGGGGTACAACAACCTGATGCGGTACTGCAAAAATTGTTTGCCACCCTGTTGGAAAAACTCAGGCATCAATCCACCTTGTTTCCCTCGAAAACGAAATACGAAAACACCTTGCGGTCCCAACGAGAAAAGTTGGAACCCGGACAACCCATGGTTCTTCCCCCCTACGATACACTCATCGACCGAAATACCGTGTTTGCCACCATAGCTGCTTTTTTCTTGGCAGTGCAAATACGCCTGCCTGGCATTAAACGTACCAATAAACCCAACGCAGGCCCCCTCCAATGCCACTATTCCTTTGATGGATTCCCACTTGATACCGATGACGCCAACCAAAACGTCGGACTCACATACATGGCATGCCTCTTGCTAGCCAACCAGTCCAATGAACGACCTTGGCGCGCCACACTCAAAACAAAACTTGCTAACATCGTGACCCAACTCAAAAATATGATATATCTCTTGTTGCAAGACCCCGTCGTCACAGACCAACTCGACACCAAACGACGCTTTCTCGTAAAAAATACGCAAAAACGATTGACACTCGGTGGAACAGATAAATCTTTGCAAAAACAAAATTCTTTGCAACAAAATTCTCCCTTGCAACAAAATTCTCCCTTGCAACAAAATTCTCCCTTGCAAAAATTGTTGAATTCCTCGTCTGGAATTGCCGCCCTACCTAGCCGCAAGTCACCACTACAGCAATCAACGAATATAGGATTGTTAACAAACACATCGTCACATAACACATCGTCAATGCAATCAAATGCAATGCAATCAAATGCAATGCAATCAAATGCAATGCAATCAAATGCAATGCAATCAAATGCAATGCACAACCCTTCTGTAAGGTTTTCCAAGCTGGGTTGGCAGCATTTTTTGCCGCCGGTGGTTCCTTTTTCCATTGCATCGCAATTACGGATAGACAAGGAGGGTTTGCAAGGTTTGTTGCAAGAATTTCGAAAAAGTGTATCGATGGTGTCTACGCGAAGTGGTCAAAAGCGCCATGAATTGTTGACTTTGCAAACCTGGGCCTCTACGTTGACGTATGCTTTTGTGGAGCGTATCAACCAGGTGGTACGTGGACAGCAGGTCCGATTGTTGACACAGAACCAAATTCCTTTTCTGGAGAATACTTGTTGTGATGAGAAGCAGGGTGTGGAGCGTGTCTTGTCTTTTTTCGAAGAAAAGGACCCCATGTTGACGTCGTTGGTTTCATTGTCGATTCAATTGGACGCGGGTCTGCGCGATATTCAGAAAGCCCTACAGGGGGGTATGTTGTATTATGTCAAACGGCCGGCGTTTCCCTTGATGCTGGAAATGAAGACGTCGCCGGTGCAAAACATCAAGATGGCCTATGCCTATTACCTCTATGATATGAATCTATACGACGATGTCGAAATACGTGGTATTCTGCATGCCGAGGAGCCGTCGATAGAATACCGGGCGTGCATCACCATGTTGGACAAGGTCAAATACATGGAAACGCATCCACCTTCGTTGACTGGTTCTTCTTCCCTATCGGAACCCTGGAACAGCACCACATTCCAGAAATTCATGCAAATCATTCGACGACGAGGGGCCAAAACCTTGTCTTTGAACATGTCTTGGACACAACAAAGTCAACAAAAAGAACAAGTGCGTAATGACCTTCTCCAAGTGCTCCGCGAAGCGGAGCAGGACACCTTTTTACCAGACCATATTACCGAAGCCTTGGAATCACCAATCGACGAAGCAGTCCAACGAAGCCGGTTCGAAAAAGCATTTTCCCGCAAATCTGATGCCCTTCGTCAAACCTTGGCCAATATGGGCTTTCCTGTACCTACCGACTCATGGGGACGCGATACCGATGCCACCGCTATCGTTTCGTTTCATACCAACGCCCTGTACTCCCTGTTGCGATTGTATCCAAGTATCGTCATTCACCAAAAACAGGCCAAAGTACCCCTCATGGGACCCAACCAATCACAGGAAAAAAAGACGCAAAAACACGTCTTTGAACACAAATATTGGACCTTTTCAAACAACCACCAAGCACTTCTCGAAGAACAGGAATCCGCCTTCTTTAAACCCTTTTTGCCCTTTTTGGACGACGCAGAAATGGTGGATTTTTTGAAGTATGTGATGCAGCAGACGGAGACATATTGGAATTTTGTCAAAGCATTTCCGAGTCATTTGTTTACGGCGTCGTCCTTGTACGAAATCTTTTCCTGTTGGGAGTTGACGTTGTACTACAAATTCTTTGAATTGGTGGACCGTTATGTAGCCGAGCAGACGGTGGTGAGTCCTCTTGCCTCGTCTTCTTCCTTGCAGGCCGACGATTTACAGGGACATACGGAATCGTCCATCCTCGACGAGTTCGAATCATTCGAAGAAGAGGCGGTGCAAACCGAATCGTTGGAATCGCAATTGCATGAACAAGTGTCGAGAGCGCGCAATTTGAAGGCGAAACTGATTCAGTTTCTACGCGTATGCCAAACAGAAGAAAAGAAACGCAAAGATTGTGTCAATACCAGTTATTCGTTGGTAGAAGAAGATACCCGTCTCGATGCCTACAAAGAGAAACGTGGTATTATTACCATGTACAATGACATGAAAACCGACGAACGCAAAGTGGAGAAAATGATGCAGAAATTCAAATTGGGCAAATGGAACGTCGGCAAAGAAGTCTTTCAATACCAAAAAGAACAATTCGACAAAGAATTGTTGGACCCACTACTTACCAATACACTCGCAATCACCACAGATGAAGAAAACAAGGAAGAAGACGCCTTACAGGAAGAAGATATGGAAATGCAAGACGAAGAAGAAGGCAATCCAGTGGACGAAACATACGAAGCCGAAGACGATGAAGAAGAAAGCAACGATATTGAATACAATTACGACGAAGAATAATATTATTTTTTTCAAATAGAAATAATATTATCACATACCCCCCTGTAAGGTTTCTCACAAAATGTGTTTGCGGTGGCAACGACCCAGAAAATATCTGCCTCTAAGAAAACCCCCCATGCAATCACACAATTTAGATTTGTCAACCTATTCCCTCCCCGAATTGCTTGACCTCTTTGATTTGACGCGTCAACCCACCCTACAGGATATGGCGCGAGCGAAACGTAAAATGTTGATGGTACATCCTGACAAATCGCGTTTGCCGCCCTCGTATTTCCTCTTTTACCAAAAGGCTTACAACAAAATTGTGGAATTCTATAACCAACAAAACCGCCAATCTCAACCCGTCGAAAACCGCGACTACGAAGCACCAGAAGTAGCGCAACCCCATGTCAAAGAAGCAGCGCAACAGCATTTCGACAACCACCGCTTCAATAACCTATTTGAACAAAACGGCGGCATCGACAAATCGCGCCAAGAAACACAAAAACAACGGTTCGGCTGGTTTTCACAACCAGATGGACCCCCCGATGTTCGTGAAGAAGTCATCCAACAACAACAAAAACAAGTACGGTCCGCCAAACAAATCAACGACGCTTTCGAAACCATACGACCACGCGTCGTTCAATCCATGGTCGTACACCAAGACATTCGTCCTCTTTCCTTTTCCAACGGAGCACAATCCTACTTCGACGAAGACGATGACGAATCGGAACAAAATAGTGGCTATATTTCAGCGGAAATTTTTAGCAAACTCAAATTTGACGACATCCGTCGCGTCCACAAAGACGAAACCATCTTGCCCGTCGGAGAAACCGATTTCCAAAAAGTCAAGACATTTGGCTCTGTAGAAGAATACCAACAATTTCGCGGACAACAAACAAATCAAGAAACCTTTATGAAAAAAGAAGAAGCCGAATCCTACCTCCAAGCACAAGAACGCGCCAAACAACAACAATTCGAACAACGATGGTCCAAATCACAACAACGCACCGACCAATACGAACAACAAAACCAACGCGTCCTCTCACAATTCATGATGCTTTCGTCCAATAAATAAACAACCCCCTGTAAGGCCTTTTGTAAACCGTTTTTCAAACCAGCTTAGAGAAACCCTACAGGTAGGTTTGTTTATTCATCATAACCCCCCTGTAAGGCTTTTTGAGAATCGTTTTTCAAACCAGCTTAGAGAAACCCTACAGGTAGGTTTGTTTATTCATCATAACCCCCCTGTAAGGCTTTTTGAGAATCGTTTTTCAAACCAGCTTGGAGAAACCCTACAGGTAGGTTTGTTTATATATCATATCCCCTGTAAGACTTTTTGAGAATCGTTTTTCAAACCAGCTTGGAGAAACCCTACAGGTAGGTTTGTCGTATGATTATTTCCCCCGTTCAATATAATTATAATTACAATCATGTCGAAACGGGAACCATTTCAATCATTCGAGGCCTTGGGTCTCCATACTGATTTTGCATTGACGTCGTCGAATAATGAGTTCGTTTGGGTCTCCATACTGATTTTGCATTGACGTCGTCGAACAACGAGTTCGTACAGGTATACGATATGAAGGCGCCGGAAATGTATCCAGATTTGTTTTATTTGCCGCCTCCGCCACCCCAACCCATGGTACGACGTCCTGCACATCGACAAAAGACATGGAAGGAAACGGTGCAGGAAGAAACGGCATTGCGTATTTGGTTGGCCGGACTTTCCTTTGTAGGACTCTTTGTCTTGTATCGTTGTGTTTCCAAGAGTTCATAATACAGAAACAAACGTTTCATACAGAAACAAACATAAATAAATGATGCAAAAGGGTGTTTCTGTTTAGCATCATTTTAGAGTCGATAATTTTTGTAAACGTGTACGGCAAGGATTCCGCCTAAAATTTGTGACACGACGTAGGGTAGGATTTCCATGATGGGGAAATAGTCGCCGGATGCGAGGGCGACAGTAATGAGGGGGTTGATGTGTCCTCCGGAGAGTGGTGCCGCCAAGATGCGTCCGAGTGCGTAGGCTGCACCGATGGCTAAACTGTTGCCTGTTTCGAGGACAACATAGACGACAAGTATCGAGGCAAGAAATTCTGCCAAATAGGCACGAAGTAGCATGAGTATGGAAAAGAGTATACTATTTCGTGACAATTTATTGTAGGAATAATTTATTATTCCTTGTCTGTTTCCAAGGTATAGATGTCATCCACACCAGAACCGCCTCGCTTTCTCACTTTCAAAATGCAATACAGGTGGGAGCCGGATGGTCTACCAGTGGACTCGTCAGGCAATTACATGTACACCGAAGTGACGATGGATATCAACAATGCAGTGGCTGTGGACCTATATCCTACTGTGAAAGAGAATCAGTCCTTGGGGGATATATTTCAAACACCATTCACCGTGTTTCCTCTTCCTCCATGGCTTTTCAAGGTGGGTATGTACATTTTGGCCAAAGGACAACTATACACATACAATGAGTCACAACTCGTCGGTCTTTATTACAGTACACAATATCAAACATTGATTGATAGTGTGATTCATCAAATCCGAGTAAATTGGATTGGTCCTCCTCTGCCAGACAACATTGTAGGACAGCCCAATGAATTTACTGTACATGGATTGTGGGGGGACTTTTATACAGAAGGGTATCAACATCGAGATGGACGGATAGATTGGGTGGATGGTTTCCATTTTTATTTTTGTTCACCGACAGACAATACCCAATTGGATGTGGAAGGTTATTTCAAGACGCAGGAATTGGTGCAGGCATTTGGGGATGTACATCCGGCGTCGAATGTGGCCGTCTTGTCGAATTTTTATTATGTTGATGCACCCTACAAAATCAATTTGTTGTATTGGTATACTTTTGAACCAGTTACGGTACGTGAGGATGCCTATGTGAAAAATTGTAATACATTGCGATTTGATGCATTGATACCTCGTCTGGGAAGCATTCAGAATAATTCACCAGTATGTGGGTCGCAGTATTTGCATATAGAAAACTATTCTGGAAACACCCGATACTCCCACAAAAAATACATGTACATTCAGTCTCCAGACAATGTTTTTACACCAACACAATCCGGATGGACCTTTGCCATGTGGTTCCGTCTCCAAGCTGTACCCACGTCGGACGCCACTGTGATTGCATTCGATAAGCCACTTGACCAAAACTTTCCAGGCCCAAAGGTTCAAAACTTATATGTGGCTGCCGGTACCCAAAATCTGTTTTGGGGTAGTTCGGATGCACCCTTGCCTCCACAACCCAGTCGTATCAAAAACACACGGAATCTCAATATGTTTTATTTGCCGTTGAACGAATGGGTGCATTTGGCGATGACATTTGACAATGACACACAACTGTTGAAAACATACAAAAATGGGTCCCTGGAATATATTTGCACCCAAACACCCTTTCCTGTAGGGATTCCCATCACCATTCTTGGTATCGGAGGATACGGACCCAATACAACCAACAGTAACGCCGACTTCGACGAGATTCGTATATACGATGGCGTCATGACCTCCGAAGATGTGTATGCCCTTGCTCACTACAACTTAGTCACACACCCCAACAAGTCCGTTCCTTACCCACCACGAAATCCTCGTGCCTCTCACCCTACCATAACAAACATTCAACTGGATTGGGACCCACCATTGTATGCCACAACAGAAGAATTGCGAAATATGACTTATACAGTGGTGGCGGTTCCTGGTAACGTCGTGCAAAACACGATGGATTATCCCTTGATTTACAAGGGTATCAGTCAACCCTCTCTTATCATGACGAATTTGTCGTCAACACAGTATTATACGTTTCGCATCTTTGCTACCAACGAAGTGGGGTCCAGCCTTCCTTCTGTCCTTTCGAACCAGGTCAGTACACTCATGAACAATGTTGGCGGTTTCGATTTGCCCTTTTCGTTGACGACCGGCCATGGACTCTTGCAACCCGGACCTATGAAAATGCCCCTTTTTAGCAATAATGCAGCCGTTCATTATGTACCCAATACAGTTTCGTCCGGGGTCAATACAGTGGCAAATAATAGAGCCAAAAGATTGCGATGTTGAAAAATAAATAATATAAATGTTTTATCCCAAGTACTCGTCTTTTTCATAAAAAAACATTCGAAACAAAAAGACAATATAGTCTTCTAGTATAGATGACTTCTTTAGCAAGTGCGTACAATCACGTGGGTAGTTCCCAGCCCATGCATTCCCATGGAGGAAATGCGGATGCGGGACATTTTTATCAGCAAATGGATGCGGGACATTTTTATCAGCAAATCGGTTCTACGCAGGTGGGAGGACGAAGAAGAAAAAAGACAATGAAACGTCGTCGAAAGAAATCGGCACGTCGCAAGTCGTTGCGACAATACGTTTAACCAAACAAAAAAATAAAATCTGCTTCCAAAGTATAAATATGGTTAAACGTCCCCACAAAAGTGAAGATGGTATGTATAAGATTCAGGGTCATTCATACCCCCAACTTTTTGGTTCCAGACACCAAGTCATGAACGGCACCGCTTACAAGACCCGTGGAGAACTCACCAAGTCCGCTTTTGTCATGAACAAATGGGGCCGTATCGTGAGTAAGAAGAAGCATGCCACCGCCAAAAAAGAAAAGCGTTTACAAAAATACGGCTATTATGCGCAAAAAGGGAAATTTGGATTCGTCAAACGTAGCACTCGCAAATCCAAGAAATAATAAGAAATA